TTTAGTGAATTTTTGGCATGAAAAATTCTTGACATCCCCACAAACTTCTGCGCTTGATCACACACGGAGCTTGAGAACCTCCACAATCACCGAAGGCGGACCACCGCCCCCGACAGTTTTGGCGTTTTTTTTTTGTGCCCGAATTCCTGCATGGCCCGCTTTTTGCGCCATGTCCGCCAATACGCTCCGGGGGCAGCCAGTATGTCCAAGCCGCAAGGCCAAAACTGGCAGGCCCAACCTTCGGTGGGGTTCTCAACCCCCGGAGCCTGTACGCTTGAGAACCGTCCAGACTCCGGCAATGTCAATTGCGACCGAAGGAGTCTGCACATGAACACAACCCATCAACAAACCACCGCCTACAACCCTAACGCCTGGCGGGACCACAGCCTGCCCCCAACCAAACCGCATGCCTACCGCTCGTGGCTGTGCCACGACAACCCGATTGATGCCCTGGACAGCTATGGATACAAGGCCATGCGCATGCAGGGTGTGCTGGCCAAACTGGTCGGCAACCTGCGGGAAATTCGCGGCGATCGCGCCATGCCGTTCATCGAGCTGACACCGAGTGACGTTGCTGGCCTGTCCGAACTCCTCGACGCCGTTGGCGAGAAAATCAATCTGGCGATGAACGCGGCTGAGTCGGCCATTGCCACTCTGCAGGAAGAGCGCGAAGAGGCGCTGAATAAGCTGGCTGTTTTAGAGCAGACAATTGCTGGGGGTGCGAAATGAGCCAAGACACCCAATACCGACTGGAATCAACCTTTCTCACGCCGGAAGAACCCGCCAGACAGAACAAGCAGTTTTCCATCGCCCTGGCCGTCATTGGCCGGGCAATGCAGGTGGCCTACCTGAAACACGTCCATGATGGTATCCCAGCCGATTGCCCGGAGCGGCAACAGCTCTCCTTTGCCATTGGCAACCTGTAGATGCTCACCAAGGTACTGGCCGGGAAAAGCGGGATACCGGCACAGCATGATCTGTCTGGGAAAAAGATTCTGGTCTCTGACGCCCTCCAGGTACTGCGCCAGGCGGCTCAGGATGGGCAGATTGATAAATTTTTTCTGGCTCAAATCGGCCATGAGTTCATCACCTTTGCTGGTGCGGAGGTGGGGAAATGAGCGAGCGACTCCCTTGGGGAAGGATCAGATCGGACCTCCATACGATTCCTGCCGTTGGAAAAATGTCCCTGCGAGCCTGCAAACTTTTTCTCATTGCCCTCACTGTCGCTGCCGGTAATGGTGTTGGAAGTGCGGACACTGAAGCGACTCCGGCAGATTTGCTATGGCACGCCAGGGTCAACCCAAAAGCCATGGACGAGGCCCTGGCTGCCGGTGTACTGCAGATCACCGACAACGGCACTGTGGCCCTGGCCAGATTTGTCGCAGCGCCCGTGAGCTCTGGATATGAGCGGGTGAAAAAGCACCGGGAAGGGAAAAGACAATCAACCGATCATGATTCATCGCCAGAGCCGGTTGCTGCGGTGGCTGCTGAACCTCCCCAGCCAGAGCCAGCGCCTGAGCCGATCACCACCACCAGCGAGGCGGCCATCGTGCCGCCTCCCCCCTCTCCACCAGAGCCGACAATTGATGCAAGTGTGATCCTGCCGGATGGCCTACTGCCTGCAGAGATCCGCAGTGTTGGCCTGATTGTGGGAGATTTGCCGGCCGACAAACAGCAAGAGGTCGTAGACGAACTGGCGGGGAATATGGAGGATGGCTCGGTACGTACCAGCAAACTGGGGATGCTGCGCAAATTTGCCGGATTGGCCAGGATAGGTAATTTCGCGCCAGAGAAAGGGATCATGATTGCGGCCCGCCGTGCGGCTGTAGCGCGCAGCGCTGACCAGGTGCAAGCATGCCAACAGATAGCCCGCCAGGAAAAGCCGGTTGATGTGCAGGCCATGATTATTGCCACAGCAAGGAAAAATAAGGGTATGGCTGATATTTTTGCCAGAATGCAGGAGGCGCTCAATGACAATGCAGCGTAAAGTCACAAAAGGACAAATCGATGCTGCTTTTCAGATGTTGCGTGATGCAGCAAGCAATAGAGAGATAGATCCGAAAGCGTTAGCCGATCTTGGCAAAGATCTCATTATTGCTGCTGGCAAGCTGGCCAAGCTTGATGCAGAGCACCACTCAGCGCTGTGCTCGACATGTGCTGACGTCTGGTGTCCTTGGAAAATAGATTGATTCAAAAAAAATGCACCAACCGTAATTTTTTCTTTTGACATTACCGGCAAAATAGCGAACACAGCGGAGAAATCCTTGATAGATTCTCGATGATTGCCATGTCCGCTCAAGGGGCAAGGATTGAAACAGATATTCCTGGCCGGGTAATGACGGTTCTGGGGATTCTGGAAGCAGAGCAGGCAGAGCGCATGATACGCTATGTGTCGTCCCAGGAGCAAAATCGGCTGATGGAGCTGATTCAGCAGTACGGTTTAACGAACCAAGGGATCGCCGACAGGACGGCATCGACTCGCTCTACTGCAGAGAGATGGAGTGGTAATCCATGGTCTTCCCGTCACTCGCCAATACCAAAAAATAAACTGCTTTTGCTAGAAGCGTCGATCCGCAACGACCCTCCAGGGGTGCCATCTGGGGAAGGAAGACCGAGAAGACAAATATACGTAGACAGACCAGTTGCTTAAACTGAATCGTGCGTGTTTTCCATCCAACCATAGTTTGTTTCGTTAAACAAATTTTCATCCCAATAATGCCTGTTTCCGTTGTTCGGAGCAGGTACTGGCGCATGCCATAGATACGAAGAATCGTCCAGAAGCCACGATGGGTACGGGCGTGGAGGATGAAACCCAACACCATCAACATAATGATACCCATTGCCGGCATAATTTTTATTGATTGGTGTTCCTCCAGAGAGGTGTATGCCAGCAACTGTGTTATACGATGTCTGTATGCACTTTTTACCGAACAGTGCTGAATAATGCGCTTCCATGTCCAAAATATCACTTGTTTTTACTACTGATTCTACAACATTATTTTTATCAAGAATCGCTATATGTCCCATATCTACCACCATATATCTCCTGCCCCTGACGTGAAAATATACACATGATACCCTGGCCTACTGGTAGCGCTATACGTATAGCTCAGACCTTGATCTATATGTGTAATTTTGCGGTATTGAACTGAATACGCAATAATTACGACACCTGCGCCTCCATTTCCCCCGCTGTATTCTGTATACGAAGGATGCCCGGCAACGGCACCACCTGCCCCGCCAGCGCCTTTGTTAGCAGCACCATTGTCACCAGCGGCAGCAATATGGGCATTCCCTCCCCCGCCAATACCACCATTTCCTGGGGTGTAAGAAGCAAAAACAGATCCTCCTCCGCCGGGAGCATAATATTCAGTTACGCCGGTTATAGTGCTGGCTTTGCCATTTCCACCGTTTCCGGCACTACTGTTAGCAACACCGTTTCCTCCGGCTGAATCAGAACCACCGCCGCCACCTGTCACAGACGAGGCCCCATTTCCTCCATTCTTTCCTTGGCCTGGAGTTGTTGCCGGTGTGTTGCCATTACCGCCAAGATTCGGGCCGCTACCGCCGCCACCTGAGCTCCCGTCACAGCCTGTACGGGGTGTTGAATTGCCACTACCGCCGCCGCCACCGCCATCGGCAGTAATATTATCAAATGTAGATGGTGATCCTGACGACCCCCTGGAAGCGCTTGATGTAGCTCCTGCCCCACCGGCACCAATCACTACTGTGTAATTAGTTCCTTCAGAGACTGATTTATTTAGATCTTCTCTGTCTCCACCTCCGCCACCTCCGCCCCCTTGACCACAACCACCGCCGCCACCACCACCGACAATTTTCGCCTCGACTGTGGATGGCGATGGCAATCGTCCGCCAGAAAAAAACGCTTGAGCAGATCCGCAAGCGTGCGTTGTCAAAATGGGCGACATAAAATAAATCAGGTCGGATACTATCGTCTGATCTTTTTTCGTAATGACTGGCTTTGCAGCAAACGCCTCGCTGTTGATTAACCCTGCCGCCAACGCAACACAGAAAAATATATTTTTTATGTATTTGCGCATAACATCACCCGTATTTGGCCACAGACGCAAGCACGGAAAAACTGTGCGGACTTGTCGCCGCGCTGGTTTTGCGGATTGACAATGAATATGCGTCAATTGCGTTGGCGTTGCCGCTTGTCGGAGCACTCCCCCCCTGCCACTTGGTCGTGACGTTGGTTGTTGCACCGTCAATCATGATTGATGTCGCATATTTTGCCGACGCCCCATTTGCACATAAAAACACGACTGTCAGTAACTCACCAACAGCTAGCATGCTTGACAAAGTTGTGCCGCTGTTACCCCTGATGTTCAAGGCAAAGTTGGCCGTGGCTGATACCGTAAACTCTAAAACTTGCTGAGTGAGCACGTCAAAGTTTACTGTTGTATCTGCCGCTGTGGCTGAAATTGTGATTTTTTCTGTCACTTCTTTCAGATTAAGCCTGCCAGAAAATGTTTTCGCTCCCGAAACAGATTGATTTGTCAAAGTATCCATCGCGTCAGTCAAACCAAAGCCGGAAACCGTTGTTGGTTTGTCAGTAATACCAGTCCACGTTGTAGTACCTGCCGGGCCTGTGGCACCTTGCGGGCCTGTGGCACCAGCATTTCCGGTATCTCCTTTAATCCCCTGAATTCCCTGTGGGCCCTGTGGGCCTGCCGGGCCAGGATCCCCCGTGTCCCCCTTTGGACCTTGCAACCCCTGAATTCCCTGAGGACCAGTCGGGCCAGGATCACCCTGTGGGCCCTGTGGGCCTGCCGGGCCATCCAAACCAGCCGGACCCTGCGGGCCTGTGGCACCTGGCGCTCCTGTGTCTCCAGTGTCACCTTTTGGACCAGGAATCATATTAGACTGAATCAATTGATCAAGTTGATCAGCAGTCAATCCAATAAAATCGTTACCACCTGCAGGGTTTTCTCCGCTTGATACGCCTTCCACCCACACACTACTCATTCGACTCTCCTGGTCACGTCATGGGCAACAATGAATTTTCCAAACAAAATTGTTTCAATTGTTGGCACATCGGCACTATTGTCAACCAACTGAATGTCGTAATAATAAACGCTTGGCGGTATTTCCGTTTCCTCACTTGTGAAACGCAAATACCCAAGGCCAACCAAAGCTTCTGTATCACCTTCTTCAAATGTAAATGTTTTTTTCAAAACGGCATTATCATCTGAGTCAATAATGGATTTTTTTGCTGTAAACAGAATTGATCTGTTCACTAAATTGATTGCAACACCATCATCGTCTCTTACAAAAATTTTTCTTTTAATCGTGTCGCCACGAACAATTGAAAAATTTGCATTTTGAGTAGTCATATGGTCCCCGTGTCTAAATTGACATACAGCCAGTATTAAATATATGAATAATTGATTCCGCCACTGTCGAAAGTGTTTGTTCCGGTTGGAACAATACGAACTTTCGTCAGATAGTTGCCACCAGTGATTTCTTTTGAATATGCAAATTGGCTCAGACTTGAATTTGCTGGACAACTAAGAATTCCGCTAATAGACCACACATTGTCTAAAATTTTCGCCAGCATTACCTGTCCACACCACAATGTTGCCGCTGCGCTTGAGTAAGTTAATCGTGCGCCAATACCGCCATTATTTTCATTTACCTGTGATGCCCCAGACATCACAGATCCATAATAATTTGCCGACATGTATCCCTGCGCGCCACCAATCTGAAGCACGAGATTGTCTGTTCCAGACAAACTGACACGATCAAAAGACACTGTCACCCTGGTTGCTGTTGTAGGAATACCAGTAAGTTCAACTGATGTCCCTGAAGTAGTCGAATATCCGGGCCCACTCGTTTCATGTGAGGTTGGTGTTGGTACAACTGCGGCCACGCCAGATCCGTCGAACCCTAGTAAATATCCAGCGGTACCGTTTTTTAAGTGGGCAGTTCCGATAGATTTGGCAATCAACCCAGACACCACATAAAACGCCCCACCATCGCACACAATAGTAGCCTGCTGGTACTGTGCAGATAAACTTAACGTGGCGGATCCATCAATTGTTTCAGATCCGCTTGGATCGATTGTGATCGTGCCTGTGCCAGTGTTTTTAATTGTGCATGACCATCCATCGCCCAATGATGCTGCTGCAGACAGAGAAAATGTGAACGTGCCATTGCACAGAAAAATGCCATCGTAGTCAGAGATCGTCGCTGTATAATTGCTTGTTTTAGTTGCGAACACTGAACCAGACAAATTTCCAGCCACGAACCACCCGTCATTGCCCGCCGTCCTCTGTTTTATCAGTCCAGTGGTTGTATCAGCCCACAATTGATGCGGATACGTCGTGGCCGGCTCAGTATCTCCCGACGACTGACTGACAAGAGCCTGAAGAGCGGTATTCACTGCAGCTCGATACCCGGCACCAGACTGATTGCCGATATTCAAATCACTTTGCGACATGTCTACACCTGATCCGCAGTAACTGATAATGATGAAATAATGACATCCCGTATGCCATCTGAAAGCAGCTCAACCCGAAACCGCACTGCCCTGGCGTTAATCTCTGTGCTGTCCAGCCGATGCCATGGCGTCCATATTGGAGACCCCCCAGGATCATCGTCGGTCTGCGAGTAGTAGACTATGACGTTGCTGTTTCCAACCAACCCGGAATTTGATGGGTCAACAATCTCAGCCGCCACCGAAGATGTGAGCCGCCTTTTAGAAACCGATCCCCAGTCAAACTCCTGCTGCAAATCAAAACTGCCACCAGCAACAATTCCGCCTTCCATTCCAACATCAACATACTCAATACCGTCGATATCAGGCCAAGAATCGATGTTTGATGTGCTATCGAGGCGCAGTTGTCCAGACTCGATCACGGCACCGGTGCCGGACCCATAGAATGTCGGATCAAACTGAATCGTGTTGGAGCTGCTGAACGTAAACAGCGATACTTGCTTGGTTGACACGCTCGCTACGGATTCCGCCTGGTTGCCAGATGAATCGTAGATCATCCCAATATATGTTCCCGGCTTGAGCGGCAAGACAGCCACCGTTTGATCGCCGCTGATAGCATCACCGATTGCGGTTGAGTGCATCCAGCTTGCGCCGGTCATGAATGGAGACCACCGAAACATGACCTTGCCGCCGATCCGAACATCAAGATCTGGCGACCGATCCCACCGCAATACAGCCATTCCACCAGATGCTGACATGGACAGGCCGGTCATCACGGTTGGAGGTGTTGTAAGCCCGGCAATAGCCACTCCGTTGATGTACGTGTACTCACTGTTGCGGCCAAACTGGTTGATGGCCTTGACGCGGAAATCGTAGGTACCCGGTTGCACGTCTCGCCACGAGTAAAACAGGCTCTCAGTACTGCCTATTGGCTTGAACGATGTCTCGCTTGAGAGTTTCTGCTCAAGTTGATAGCGCACAACAAAAGCGTCTGCTGCTTCCGTCCAGGTAAACTCAACCTCGCATTTGACCCCGGAGCTGCCAGATGTAGAGTATAGCGATTCAAAGCAGGAAAAGTTTGTCGGTTCTGCCACCAAAAATGGATCCGGTATGGATGAGCTCGGCACCAGATTTACAGAAGGCATCGGGCCAGGTGCGTAAACTGCAGCATTGTATTCCGCAAGAGACAGGGACACTTCATCGTTTGGATTGGGGACAACTGCCATGACTCTGAACTGTTTGCTTGTCCATCCCATCATCGCATGGCTGATAGTGATCACGTCGCCCACTTCACATAACAGTGCCTCCGGGAATGCGTTTACCTTGGCCATCACTGCATAACGTGATTGATTCAGTACTTGCCATGCAATTGCCGTTGCCCGATAGATCGAGCACGTGTAAGGCAGCGATATTTGTTTCTCTAGAACTGCCCCGCCATCAACTGCCCTGAACTCCAAAGAATCAGCCGTAGCGACATCTGCAGACCAGCCGTTAGCCGCATTGTAGATCGATGCAGTTACCCGGTTGAATTTGCCTGTCTTTCCGTTTGTGGTCACCTGCCACGACCCGACCATATTGTTCTCGGACAGCACAAACGCAGAGGCCTCCGTCACATCATCCAGCACAATCTTGGATTTTAACCCGCTCTGGATCCAGATCCCCACACAAGATGTCAGAATTGCTTTGACATTGTTGTACACAGTCTGCGCAGTATCAATCACACCATCGCAGGCGTATTTAGCATAATCGTAATGGGTAATTGTCAGAGTGCCGCTTCCGGCATTAGTCAGAGAGATGGCGTTAACGGCCATGGCGTTGGCCCATGTGGCAGCCAATTTGATTGCCTCATCGGCTATCTTGATCACATAGTATGTCGTGTCGGTCACAAGCGGGGATGGCAGCGCACCTGTAGAGCTTACGCGCACACCGTCACCATGCTCGAACGGCGGGAAACTTTCTGTCGATGAAAACGCGATGTTGTCACCAATCATTGTTGCTAAATATGACACACTTTCTTCAGTTTCTACTGTGTTGTCCCCAGACGTAGTCAACACTGTCCACGAGTGAATAATAGAAATTGATCCATCGCCAACACTTGTTAATTTAATCGTCCTGCCAGCAGACGCATCTGCAGACGATTTTGCTAAACCAATTGTATTATTTGCTAATTTTATAACGTAATATGTGGTTATTTTGTCAAGAGGTTCAGGCACGCTACCACTTGATGTCACAACTGCTGTATCTCCTGTTTGTAACGTGTGAGTTCCAATTGCAAACCTTAAATTACCAAGACTAAAGTTGCACGAAAACTGCGGTGTCGGAGCTGGGATTCTCGTTTCGCAAATCGATGCAGCAGCAGAAAATGAAACGTCATCAATGGAGCTTGTTGAGAGGCCTTTTCCGTAAATCTGATTGGTGAGCAGATCCCGCACCGCCAGGACCGGGTTGTTGCTCCATGCCGATTGGCCGGTCCTTGGATCGTACAGGGTGCGCCCCCTTACATGCGCTGTGATGACAGGCAGACCCCGAAAAACTGACGAGTTGTATTTGACACGAACGTATAAATAGGCGAGCCCGGATAGCTTGCAAGTTGAATCCCAACCTGGGACATTGGCCACCAAATCGGGGTCTGCTGGGTCGTTTGGCGTGCCGAGGTGTTTGTAAATATCGACAAGACCTGTAAATTTTGCATCGTTTGAATTTGTCCCATCAATATAGACCGTATCGATTGCCGCAATTGGACCTTCACACAGCACGATCACTAAATGCAGATACTCTTTTTTCGCGCCGGTGACTGTTGGCGGCATGATTAATGCCCCGCCGACCTTGCGCGAGCCATAAACGACCGGGATACAGGTGACTGTCGCTTGCTCGTTGAGAAGAATGGATGAAGCAGATGAATTTGAAACTGGGTTCTGATTACTGTCACCACCAAGCAAAGAACGCGCGCCATAAGAAACGGCGGCGCCTGCTATAGCGCCAGCGACACCACCTGTAAAAGAAGCTATTGATACTGCTGTGGCTAACCCGATTTCTCCAGCCATCACTGACCCGATCAACATACCACTTTCAGCAAGCATAGCAGCGCCGACATATGCAGCCGCCATTTCTGCGGCACCATACGATGCAACTGCAACTACCGCGCTAACAGCCACGTCTTTCTCCGTTTTCAGTTCAGAGTTTTACAAACAATGGTCTCAACCGGGTCATACCCGATATGGATCATCAAATCAGTAAAATCCTTTCGGAATTTTGACCCAAAAAACACCTTCTTTACCCCTGCAGATTTTAGTGTTTCTTCTGCAAACTGAATGAATCGCATAACGCTGCGTCCTGTGCGTGCCGCCTTGGTCATGAAGATGGCATCATTCACAGCCCGGTAATAATCCCGGTAATGAGGGAACGGTTGGACAACAAAAACCATATACCCAACCATTTGGCCATCTTTGCGAGCCACGATAGTCACCAGTTGCCCAAGCCGATCAAGAGCAACGAAATATCCGTGATGGATATTCATCGCCATGTCTGCCTGCCCAATCTCGCTGTAATGCTCAATACCAAGCGCCTCAATCTCCTGGTGGACATCGAAATAGCGCACAGATTCAAACTGCAACATCATGCCCCCCACACCACGTCCGGGTTTTTGTTGGTTACAAATTTGAAACTGTTGTCGTTCGGGAAATACCTCTTCATATCGTTGTTGTTCGTCATCCGGCCTGGCGCACGTAAGAAATCGGCAAATTCAGAGCTAACTTTTGCTGTTACCGTGCACCCTCCAGATGGATCATCGGCAATCTCGATGTCCCCCGTGAGCCGTCCGCTGAAAATGCAGACAGGAGTGCCGATCAACTGGTGGTCTGCATAGTTGATGAACGCCTTGTAAATCACCACTTGGCGATCAATAAGTGGCTTCTCCAAGGCAATTGCAATCCACGATTGATCAACGCCAGAATAGGACAGCGTGACGGTCGGAATGCTCATGTCAAAAGACTCGGACAGCCCCTGCACAGACAGGAAATGGCCATTCATTTGATAAGTGTGGCCGTCCCATGAAATACTCGCCCATGCGTCCGTCGAACAGATCGACACGTCATCCAGATTGACCTGCACCAGCAGCGCTGGCGCGTTTCGACTTTTGCGGATTTCTGCAATCCACTGCGCATCAGCCCCGCGATCCATCAGAATGCCTCAACCATCTGCAGCGAAAACACGAACATCTTACTTGCCCTGTCATCGTTCCCGCCTCGGTTGGTCACCTGATATTCAAACGTGTCTGATCCCAAAGAGAGTGTAAAAGGAACATTGTTGACCGTGATGGCCGATGCGTCTGCAGGCGATACCATCAATCCTGGAATAATCGATATCGTCGCGTTTCCTGTTTCATCTGAATCGCAATCATCGGCAACCTGATAGACTTTGCTCTGCCCTGCAACATGCAAATAATCACCTGCCTTCAGAATGCCGGTTACGCTGTGCGTCCAACCGCTGGTGACAATTGATGTTCCGGTTTGATCGTCACCCGCCACCACAGGCGTCCCTGTGGCTACACCGAGAGGCGTTTGAAACACAGGCAGCGTCCACGTAAAAACCCCAGCACGGCCCTTCTGTGCCGCCACAAATGCGGAAATCGGCGCAAACTGCGCCCTGGTCATCGGTGCCCATGTTGCAGACAATGCCCAGCGTTGTGCGCCAGTTTCGCGCACGCTGAGATTCATCGCCTGAGACTGTGAGACGCGAGTCGGCTGCACCGACTGAATCTTGAGATCAGCAGGCGCTGGAGATGTCGGAAATGCACCCATTATTACCCCTGAGCAATGCCCATTCGGCCAGTGGAATTAGCGGCCTGATTGAATATGCCGACAATCGTTGATGCGTGTTGGCGCAGAGTGGCCTGTACGGAACGTGCATCAAGCGCGTTGACAGTGAAGTTGACGACTATCGGAGATGCTGCAGCTTGCTGCACGACCGGAGCAGATCCGTTCGGGAGTATGGTGCCGCTCGATGATGGAACAAACCATTCTGGTCCTTCCTCGCCAACTATGTACGGATGTCCGCCAGAGACAGGTCCACCAGATGCCTTGAACAGCCCGCTTGCCCAATCGCCCATGCTTTTTCCAGCACCGCTGAATAGTGCATTACCCATTTGTGCCAGAGGGCCGGTAATGTTCTGCTTGATTTGAATCCGGATCATTTCTGTGATGATAAAATCGGACAAACTTTTGAAATCCATCTTGCCTGTTTTGACGAAATCAACAAGCGCATCCTCCATTTTGTTGAAGGTGCCGGAGATCACGCTGGAAATATTTGCCGCCTTGTTGGTTGCTGCGTCTGCGTATTCCTGGAGTGCCTTTTGTGCTCCGGAAGAGAGCTCGCGCTCACGGTTGTAGCGGTATTCGATAGCTTCAAGTTGCACTTGGGTAGCGCGTGCAGTTGTCGATGTCAGTTGATTGATGTACTCATCGCGCTGCGTCTTGAGCTGACCGCCATAAGTATTTGCTGCAGATTCAGTAGCGATCAGTCCAGATTTTTCAGCAGCTCTGATAGCGTCTCCAAGCCGTTGCTGTTCCTTCTTTTCCAGATTGAATTTGGATAAAGCCAACCCAGACAACTCCATTGCCCCTATTTGGTCGTACAGAGCGTCGGTTTCCTTCTGTAAAGCGTCTGCATAATCCAGCTCAGATTTGCCAAGTTTTTCACCTTGGATTCTCTTGATGAGATCAGTGGCGTCTGAAAGGTTAGCCTTTGGCAGGTTTGGCTGCTTGTTATTCCACTCGGCAATCCGCCTGGCATGCGCCTCCATGGCGGCATACTCTCCGAGTTCAAGTTTTGTGGTCTGTTCGTTCAGGCCGGTGAGATAACGCTCCCACTCTGACATTTTGTCTTTTGCTGCGGTGGCCGCCGAGTCACCTTTTCCTAATGCGGCCTGCAACAGAGCGTCTGTATCTGTTTCCCCTTTTTGTTTGTTTTTCCTGCCCGCAGCGCGATCTGCTCGGCTTTTGGCTATATCTTCGCTAAACAAAGTCTGGCTTTCTCTGGCTGCAGCCCTTTTGTTCACATCTACAAGTGCCGCGACAAACTCATCACTTGGAGAGTTTTTATACCGCCAGGTGGTAACCATTAGGTCCATGGTTCCAGCCACGTATCGTGATGCCTTTTGGAACGCATCAATAATCGTTGCAGACAAATCGACTATATCGTTTGCAATGTCAGCAAAAGTTCCATCTTTTCCCCATTTCTCAATTTGCTTGTTGATGGCCATCATCAGAGTTTCCCCTTTTGCCATGGCATCATTGAAATCACGCCACGCAGGCACAACGGCATTAGAGAAAGGCTGAAGCTTTAATGTATTCCTCGCGTCAAGTTTCTTTTGTACTTCAAGTAGTTTCCTTGCTTCATATGCTTGCTCTGCTGTGAGTTTTCCTTGCAGTTCTTCTTGTTCCGCCAACTTGTTTAACATGGGGATCAATGTTGCGCCGCTCTTGCCGAACAACTCCTGCGCAACAGCAGCCTTTAGCGTCCCGCTTGTGATGTTGTCCATACCCTTGGCAACGTCAAACATTACTTTGCCAGAATCACGAATGCTGCCATCAGCATCCCGAACAGACACACCAAGAGCTTTGAAAATGGCCGACGTTTTCTCCCCTCCAGTAGCAGCGTCCACCTCAACCTTAGACAGTTTCGCCAACGACGCTGTGACGGTCTCCATGTCTACGCCTGCAGATTTTGCCGCCAAACCCATGCCGGACAGTGACTCAACAGATGCCCCAGACTTTGCGGCAAACTTGTCCATCTCGGCGGCAGATTTGATTGCGCCTTCTATCCCGGATTTGAATTTGTCATAAGCAAAATATCCGGCAAAACCGACGACAGCTTTGCTTGCAAGACCCATCGCCATGGTGGTCACCCGCTGGATATTACCCATAGTGGAATTCACCAGCGCCTCAGCGCGATTCATGCCCGATTCAAATCGGGCAATGTTCGCCTCAAGATCAATGCTGAGTCTTGCGATACTGTCGCTCATCTCTTTCCTTTGCCCCAACCAAACAGACTCATAATTTTTTTGCTGCGTGTTTGTGTGTCATCTGGAGCATGCACATCAGGCGATCTTGCCCACGGCATGGCATCGACCAGCTTCATGGGTTCCCCATTGCCTCGAAACATATTGACGATCGTTGCCATGATCTGCGCCAAGGCAAAATCACGTCTTGCATCAGGTAGCCAGTCGATGCGCATGAACGCCATCCACTCAGTCACCTGTGCAGACGTGAGCCTTGACAACAAAATATCAGGATGTTCTACCCCCAGGGCCAGACACAGGCGGAATATGGCTACCCGGTCTGGCCTGGATCGGAGTTTTTTTCCGCAGCATCCTCTTCCTGTTGGCCGATCCGATTCAGCTTGATCACCGCATCAGAGATCACCTCCAATGCTGCTGCGGATTTTCCAGCCACTGTGGTCAGATCGGTGTCGCGAAACATCCGGTTTCCACCCTCATCCACCACCGAAAGAGTGGTCAGAATAGCGGGAATACCAACAGCAGGCGCTTTATCCTTCACCAACTCCTGAAACCGGTTACGCTCTACACCAGACCATTCCCGAATTGGCACCTCACCACCCCATTGAGGCACACTAACCTGAACTGTGCCCAAATCCTGCGAATCCAGAATCTGCTCCCTGGTCAAACTCATTTTTGAATACTCCCACAATTACGCCCAGGTCACCGGACCAGACAACCGAAGCGATGCGCTCCGCTTGAACGTCTGGTCAACACCGCCTGAAGCAGAGAAACTCTTTACAAAAGCCGAAAAGGTAGCCGTGTGACCATCTGGAAGCTCCAGTTTGAATTTCTTCAGAGCACCAGAAGTTTGCGCCGCAGCAAGAGCAATCTGCCCTGGATCGTCCAGATAGCCGTTCATTTCAACGCTCACATTTCCGCTATCGGCCAAACCAGCTACGAACTCCTTTGCAGTTGAACTCAGGTTGGTCACATCAATTTCTGACGATGCACCGTCGAACCCAGAGAAACTCTGCACCTCCGTGATCTCTGTCAGAGTGGTCGGCGTCACCGTGCCACCACTTGACCAGGCTGTGTACGCAAGCGCATCCACACCCGCCAAGGTGATGATCTTGTTGGCCGATTCGATGTATTCCACCACAAACGTCCGTCCGTTAAGTTGCGTGGTGCCGGTGATGTCGGCAATTGCCACCACGTCACCCACCGATAACCCAGAAACACTCGATTGCAGCGTTACCCGGCATGGGTTGGTCAGACTGACTGCTGTGATATTGTTGGCAGAACCAGAAGCGGTTCCTATGGAAAGGGTTGATCCTTGTGCTGAAATAGCATTGCTTGGCATGTCTCACTCCTTGTTGTGCCAGAACGAATAATCAACCGAAACGCGGTGTTCTCGCGTTTCGGGTTCAAACAAATCCTGCGAAAGTTGTCGTACAGCCTTCAGGTTAGATGCTGCAATTGCATCATCAAGTGCCTTGGCGGCTTCCACCACACCAGCATAGGTCTTGTCGTACAGGTCAAACTGGATTCTGGTGTTCACAAGTGAGACGGAACCATTCAAATTCGTCTCAGGTACGCTGGATACCCGGAAATAGGTAATAAATGGCGTTTGCGTGTCATTCGGAGCTGCGTGCGGGAAGATCCTCCCGCCAGCTACGTCGGCAGCTATAACCAAAGCAACGATTTGCTCTTGCAGTGTGGTCATTTGACCGCCTGCTGTTTTGCTTTCTCAATGCCATTGGCCAGGCTGTTGCGGAATGCCTCAACCGCTGATTCTTTTTTTGCTTCGTATGCCGGACGCAAGAATGGCTTGGGTTGCATTCTTTTGGTGCCAAACTCCACAAAATGAGCGTACCAGGCATCTGCGGATAGATTCTTTCCTGTTTTTCCAACTTTCCGCAGCTTCTTTCCTTTGCGAACAATCACTTTCATTGCCTGCATGGGCCCTGTTGATCGTTTTTTGTTGCGGGTGATAGATACGGCTCTTTTCAGTGTGCCTGTTACCACAGGTGCCTTTTGTTTGGCTTCGTTGCGGATCACTGCAGCAGCAGCGTATACAGCAGACCGCAAGCTGTTCTGTTGGATTTTTGCAGGCAACTGCTTTAGTGCGTCAGAAACCTCTTTTAACCCATTCGCTTTGATCTCAATCATCTTCCCCGCCCTCAATCACCGTAAACTTGATGATCCCATTGTTGCGATCAGGAATGACTGCCTGTATTGAGAATGTCCGCCCATCACACAGGATGCGAAACGCCGATGAAGCTTTTGGGTTTGCCAACTCCGAGTTGTACCGGATGACTATCTCCCACGTGGTGGCCGACACAACCCGGCCTGATACCACCTTCTCCTGTCCACGGCCAATTTTCAGTGCCGCCCACACAGTGACGATGTTTTTCCAAATCGTGACTACATCGCCAAACGATCCAGCCCCTGGCCGGCGCGCCTGAAATGTGGCACGGAAATTCAACTCGCCTGCGTTCATAGTGCCCACACGACCCGGTACGGGTCCAATAAACCATCCATGAATGATACTTGAGAAACGGTTTTCTCTGCGTCAGCTTCACGCTGTTTGTATGCGCTGGCCACCGTCCACATGATCCACTGCTTGATTGCAGACGGAACCACAGACTCATTTGCATACCCTGCCGAAAACTCCACCTCCACCGCATTCAGTTGCGGCATCGTAACAGGCCAGAATCGACCGAACGGCAAATGAATCCGTGCCGGTTCACTGCGCATGTCAACGATGTATTCGCCAACTTGCATCTCTTTCCATTCGCCATTTATCCCCAAATACCGAATGGCATGCACTTCGACTGCCGGTGATTTCGGCAATCTGATTTCGTTCCCAGGGTAAAATGTCCCTGAGTCCGAATCCATCGGCCCCCTTTTTGGAAAGCAATCCAGAGTCAACAGCCATCTGGCGGTCATCAATTGCCGCCCCGTCAATTGTTCCGCTCGCTCCCGTGCCGATGAAATCAACATCATAATCAGCGCATCTTCCTCGGTTCCATCCACGCGCAATTGCAGCTTGGCTTCCTCCAGGGAGACAGGCTCCATATACGGAGCGGTAACGATGGATAATGATGCCATTTTCAAAATCCCTCAAAAGAAAAGGGGCCGGTTACCCGACCCCTTGTATTGCACGGTGAAACAAAATTATCCGATCACCTGCCGCACCGTTGGAACATTGCGACGGGTCGGTTCATACGACGGTTCAATGCCAACAACCACCGCAGAAACAACGCTTGCGGCAGTTCCGGCAGTGACCGACAAGGTGAGGAACGTAAACCCGTTTTTCAGGTCGAGATTGCGTGCGCTTGCCTTGAAAATCACCTGCTGATTGCTACCATTTCCGGCGAGAATTTGCCGCATTGCCAGGCCGGTCACATCCTTGGCACCAGATCCATTGGCATCGGTCGCCTGCTGGATCTTGGCGTCCAGGGTGCCGGTCGCCGTGATCGCGCCAACAGACAGCGCAGCAACAAACCGCGTAAAACCCTTGGCATCTGTGTAACCGGTATTGGTTGAACCGGGAGACAGCGACGCGGGATCGATCTTGCCGACAACGGCCAGACCTTCAGTCTGCATCCCATGAACCCCCGCCAATTGACTGGTGGTCAAACCGGCCACTTGCGCCGCCGACAAGCCATCCAGTTGGGAATCCTGCAAGGAGTTCAACTGGTCTGAACTCAAGCCGTCCAATTGCGTATCAGCCAGACTGGTCAACTGCACGGAAGTCAAACCGTCCAATTGGCCGGCGGTCAAGCCAGACAATTGCAAAGATGTCAGACCATTCAACTGTGTGGCCGCCAACGACGCGAATTGCGCCGCCGACAGACCATCCAATTGCGTATCAGCCAGACCGCGCAGTTGCGTGGATGTCAAACCATTCAATTGCACGGTGGTCAAAAGGGCCACCTGCGCAGAGGTGACAGTATCCAGTTGGGAATCAGCCAGTGCCCCCAACTGGGCAGAAGTCCATGCCTGGACCTGGGTGTCAGTATAAGCCATTTGCTATACCCCCACCCTTACCGCGCACCCAAGCGAACGAACGGAGACAGCTTATTCGATCCCTTGTTCGGCGTGATGGTGGAAGAGATGCGCGGCTTGCCGTCTAAGCGGAAGGTGGTGCGGAATGCCGTCACACCCTGATCGAACCACAAATGCATGCTGCTTGCCGTCTGCACACCGCCAGCCTTGGTGATGGTCCGATAATAGGCCAGATCAAGCAGATTGATGTCACCGGCACTGCCGAACGACTCTGCCTGCTGCGATACCATGATCGGACGACCCAACAGCAGGCCATACGGGCTCCCCTTGAATCCATCGCCGGTCAAAGGAGACGATGGCAAATAGATGGGGATGCCACCCAGGGTGAGGGTGAGCAATGACGGAAGCACATCGTTGTTCATCATCCAAAACGACCGGCCAAAACTTCCAGCCGGAAGAGCCGCCAGCATTTTGGTGAGGTTGATAGCCAGCAGCGTACCGCTGGCCTGCTCGCTTTCTTTGACGATGGTCAGCATAGCATTGGAATTCATACAGCCCAACGGTTGCAACATGCCGGTGCCAAACAGAATGGCCTCGTTCGTCTTCCACCGAATCGCCATCGATGTCTCTCCCTGCAGGTATCCACCCAAAGCAGACGAATCCTCCATCAGTTCATCGGTCACCGGCACCACTGCGCGGAGCTTGTTCAACCGCAAGCTCAATTGAGTGATGCTGACCTTGCTTTGCGTGGCCGCCTCGGCCTCTCCATCCCAATATGCCTTGATACCCGATGGACCCCACGGCGTGGTTTCGGAACCGGGAAACAACATGTTGTTGGAATTCTGCAGTTCGACGTTGGCCGTCATCGGCAACATTGCATCCTCGCCCAACGACAAACTGAAAATCTCAGCAGACATGGCCGGAGGAATCAGAAAACCACCATCGGCCCCGGTGCCTTCATTGCTATACGAAGTCAACGACGCATCGAAAGTCAAGCGTCGATCGTGTTCCTTTGTCACCGCTGCCACTTGAACCGCCTGGGCAAACTCGCCGAGGTTGTTCCATCCGCGCTTGCCATCCGTCGCGTCGCTGGCCTTTTCGCCCGACCCATACGTCGAAACGCTGGCTCGAGCCGCCGATTGCTGTGCCGGTGCATTGCCAGCCGCCATGCGTGCCGCCTGACTCAATACCGTGGTGGTCGTCGAAGCACCGCGCGCCTCCAGGGTTACCAGCTCCATTTCCCGATCAATGGCATCCTGCAGATTTTTCGCGGACGACACCAACGCGGAATGTTCACTGACTTCCTGATCGGTCATGTCCCGATCCTCAGCCAATGCGGTCTCCTGAATGGAACGCGCAGCATCAATTGCCGCAGTCTTGCGCTGCTGCAGCATCAACAGATTTTTACTCATTTCTTTGTACCTTTTCTTTGATTTTTACTGCTTTTGAATCTGCCGACGGGCAGGCACTACGCGGATCGATGGATCCGTTATTTGATAATCGAAAGCATGCGGGAAGCCGCGTCCAGCTTGGGTGTGCGCGCGGTAGTCATTGCCGCCTGTTGTCCCGACTGCTTGATCTTTTTCTGCATGTTCTGGATGAACTCGCCAAACGTGGCCACTCCGTCAATCATATTTTCAGTAACAGCGTTTTTTGCCAACAGTATGCGACCTTGCCCCATGCCATCACGCACTGATGCCACTGGCATTTTGCGACCTTTGGCAACAGCAGACACAAATTGCCAATAAATCGCATCAACTTGACTTTGTATGTACTGACGACACTCTTCATCCAGGGGTGAAAACTTATTGCCCTCGACCTTGAATTTGCCGGCAGAGATCAGCGTTGGTGTCAATCCAGCCATTTTCATGGCCTCTGATTCATCTAAATGACAGGCATAAACACCAATCGACCCAACCTGGCCAGACGGCGTACAGTAAAACTCGCTGGCCGACGTGCCAATCCAGTATGCAGCGCTGGCCGCAATCGGATTGGCGAAAGCCACCACAGGCTTCTTGCACGCCTGGATCTCAGAGCACAATTCCTGAACGCCAAAAGTAGACCCGCCAGGAGAATCAATGTCGATCATGATTGCGGAAACGGATGGATCTGCTGCAGCCGCACGAAAAGTTTCCGCAAACTGCTGCAGGCCTGTCACGCCACCGCCTGATATATCGTCAGGATCACCTCGCGGCACCAGTACCCCGTACAACGGCAGGACAGCGATCATTCCGCCGCCAGAAGATGCGGCATTGCTCTTGCGCTCTGCACGCATAGCCTTGTCTGCAGCAATCTTCATCCGGTCATCTTCAGAGATTTTACCGCCAGCAGCCCATCGATGCAGCACAGACTGCATAACAGACAACGACTCTGGAAGAATGGCCCATGTGTTTCGGTACAATTCAGCCAGCAAAAAAGCGCCTCTCACGGATTGATACCTCCCATTTTCGACAACAACCGGATCGATTGATCCTCCAACCAACTCACTGCACTGGTACCGCCAGTCAACAAAAAGGATTTCATCACCTCGCAATATCCTTCTGCCATCTCCATCCCGACAGCCATGGACTCTGACACGTATCTGGCATGGCTGCGATATGTCAATTCAACCGATTCATCCAGAGACTTGCCCGATTCTATAGCTTTGCGCATTGCCAAAACCTCTTTGCGGGCCACCCTGGCGATCACTGCCATGGCGATACTTTCAAGCGCCATCGGCACGTATTCATCAACTTCATCAACCGCCAAAATTTCCATCTCTGGCTTCCCGGCAATGATCTTTTCCCGCTTCTTTCTGGCCTGCTTCACTTTCGTCGTCCCGCTTGCCGCATCTTTCTCTGTCTGCCCGATTCCCGCCGGACCCATATTCATCGGCTGGCGCGGCTCATCAAATTCTGCACCAGGAAGCGGATTCAACCCCTCATCGACACGCACCTCGTTGACAGATTTCCACCCGGCGAAAATAGCTGACTGGTTGAATGCCATCCGACTGGCGGCATCACCGCGCAACAGGTTGGAAAAGTCAAATTCCGCTTCCAGACTTTCTCCACCCGGTTCATCAATCAGGAATTCCGTCTCGATCGACGACTCCCACCGCTCCAGCCATGGCCGCATGGTATGAATCAGGAAGTCCAGGCTCTGCTGTTCGATATTTGAGAACGAAGCCTTGGATAAATCGGCCAGCATGTGCGGCGGCACCCGAAACAATCGGGCAATCTCCACCACCTGGAACTGTCGCACCTCCAGGAATTGTGCATCCTTGTTCGATACCCCAACTTCGTGATACTTCAACCCGCGATCCAGCAGCATGATCTTGTGCCGGTTGGCTCCGGATATGTGCCTCTGGATCTCCTCCCTGTGCTGGGCCCGCTGCGCTTCCGGGATGGTGCCGGGGAATTCGATCCACCCGCCGGTTGGTTTGCCGTCGTTCTGCCAGAATCTGCCGCTGTACCTTTGTGTCGCCAATGCCGCACCGAGATTGTCGGCGGCCAGTTCGATCGGCGACAATCCGCGATACCCGTCCGATGACAATCCGCGCAAATGCCAGATCTGGTCACGATGGACAATCTCGTTAGTCCCATCCGGGAACGACACTTGATACCGAAAATCGCCAGACTGCATGACTTCAAGCCGCACCCGGTCAGGATGCAACGGAATCATGGCAACGACATTCCCGCGAAAGTCCGTATCGAGAAAAGCATAGGCATTGCCGCGAAGCGTAAGATGTCCCATCAACATCTCGCGAAACTCGAATGGCGTCTGCCAGTTGTTCGGCCTGCGCGACAGTATCCGGTACACCCAATGATCGGTAACCAGATCAAACCCGCGATCCGCACGCCGCCGCTTCAACTGAAACGGCATGCTGGCCATCGTCTCCGCCAGAATGCGCACGCACGCAAACACGGTGGACAACTGCATTGCAGTCTCTGCCGTCACAGGAACGCCACTGACCGACCGAAAAAACGATGGCATATACCAAAAATCACTCACTGGAGATCGTTCTGCCGATGCACCAAAAAAAAGCGATTTTACTTTGTCTGCAATCCACATAGGTCAATCGCCTCAGCAAACCATCAGTTGCCAATTCGGATCCAACTCGTTTGACTCTTCCACAAGAATCGCTCTGGACAGCGCCATGATTAACGCGACGATCCCGTCAATCTTGTTCTCCGGTCGTTCTTTGCGTGGGAAAATGTTGTCCTTCACATCCCGATGCGCCACCACATTTGACGCCATCCAGGACAAGACAGGACAACCGTCATGCGCAAGTTTCTTTTCCAACACCAGCGCCTCAAGATGCTTCATAGGCTCGGAAAAATTGCGCACCGTCGCACCAACCTCAAGCATCGGCATGCCTTCCGCCATCATTTCCTGTGACAACTGCGTTGCTTGGAATGGATCGAAAGCTACTGCTCGCACGGCAAATTTATCTCGCATGTCCAACAGATCCGCCTTGATCCAACCGAAATCAAGCACATTCCCTGGGGTTACAGTTATGCGCCCCATCCGCCTCCAGCCTTCGTATTGAGCATTCCCTGACCGGTCTACTGCCGCATCCGGCAGATAGAATTTCATGAACACCGCAAACCTCCCGGCACCACGTGAGAACACTAACGCCATGGCGGCCACGTCAATCTTGCTCGCTAGGTCAAGACCAATCCAGCAAGGCATGCCGGAAAATTCTTCAATCCTGAGATCCGCTTCAGCACACTTGTCCCACGCCCGCATATCCATCCATGAGACATTAGCAGATACCCACTCATTCAGATGCTTGGTCAGGAAATTGTTCACTGCAGATGGCGTCCGCATCGCCTTCTTCTGTAGTGCCGTCACCACCTCTGGCCTGACAGATATTCCCCAGCTTGGGTTGGCCTTTTTCAGTGATGCAACCTTGGTCCAGTCGTCGCCTTCATCCAGACCGTAGATAATCCCAAACTGGGTATCGTCAACAAATTTCCCGGCCAATACATTGATGACGTAGTTGCGCAACTCATAGCAAATGCCGGATCGATTGCTTCCTGCTGTCGTGATCACCCACAACAGCGAGTTGTCACGTTTCCCTGTTCCAGTCTCGACAACATCGTATATCACCCGCGTCTTGTGCGCGTGCAGCTCGTCGATGCAGCCAAAATGAATGTTCAGACCATCAAGCGAGTAGCCCTGGGAAGACAACGCCCGGAACGTTGCGTTCATCGCCAGACTGAAAATGGCGTTTGCCCCCACCTCAGCACCAAAACTCTGCATCAGAGTTCTGGATCTCCTGGCCATGGCTTGCGCAGCGCTAAACACGATCTTTGCCTGGTCTCTAGTGGTTGCCAGCGAGTACACCTCAGCACCAAACTCGCCATCAGCCAGCAGCATGTACAGGGCCACAGCAGACGACAGTGTCGATTTGGCGTTGCCCCTTGGAACTTCGATATAAACCCTTCGGAATCTTCTGGTATGATCTTTCCGGTTTACCCAACCAAAAACAACCATGAGCGCAAAAACCTGCCACGCTCCCAGTTTGATCAGTTTCCCAGCCAACGGCCCCTTAATGTGCGGCAGGCACTCGATAAATCTACACGCCGCATCCCCAGGCCGAATTTCAACCCCTCCAACCCCTTGCATCGGTGGGTTGAATTCATATTTCGAGTTTGGGGCTGAGAACTTTTCCAGATCGCTCAAGTGCCTGGCACACGCATTCTGGACGTGCCGACAGGCCGTGATTTTTCCAGAGACAACTGCCTGGGCATACCGCAGAGCAACGCCCGCATAGTAAGATCGGGCCGCCACTCATCCCTCCGATTA